TGTTCCCTGCCAGATGTTTGGGACTGGCAACCCTGGGGGATCCGGGCACATGGAAGTTAAACAATTTTTCCGGTTGGGATCCGGGGGAGTCGAGCCCGAAACCGTATTTATTGACGAAGAGGGCGAAAGTCGTGTCTTTGTGCCCTCCTTTTTGCACGACAATCGAATCCTTGCGCTCAATGATCCTAAATACGTTAAAAGGCTTTTGTCGATCTCGGATCCCATTTTAAGGCGGGCCTGGATCGATGGAGACTGGGACGTCTTCATCGGCCAGGCCTTTCATTTTGTGCACGAGCGCCACACAATCCCGGATATCTGGCCTATTCCGGACTATGCTCCGATAATGATGACGTTCGATTGGGGCTATGGAGCGCCTTTTTCAATCGGGTGATGGTGGATCGATAGCGATAACCGCCTGTACAGGTTCGGAGAATGGTATGGCTGGAATGGATCGACAAACGAGGGCCTCCGCCTCGAGGACAGCAAGATCGCCGACGGGATCCTGGAACGCGAGCACAAAATGGGTGTTGCCGGCCGTATCACCTGGCGGTATTCCGGTCCTGATTGTTTTCAGAAAAAGCCGAATTACCAGGGCGGAGGACAAGGCCCGTCGACCGCGGAGGTTTTTAAGAACCGCGGAGTAGAGCTTCACCCAGGGGATCCGAGCAGAAAAGACAAGATCCGGCAGTTCCGCGAGCGCATGGTTTTGCCGAAAAGCAACCTTGAAATGCCGTTAATGGTGGTATATCGATCCTGCAAGCACTTTATCCGGACAGTTCCGTCGCTTGCAATCGATGACGATAATGTCGAGGATATCGACACCGAACAAGAGGACCATGTTTACGACGAGGCGTGTCATGCGGTCATGGCAAGGCGGATCGGCGTATCGTCGGAGGATATCGAGGCCGAGGTCCGGATCAAGGTTGTTAAAGCCCAGCGGGCGAATCTGGAGCCGGCGCATCAAAAGGTGTGGTCCGAGCTCGACAATATCCGGGAGAAGATCGCCGAGTTAAGGGGCGAATAACAAAAGCCAAGGAGGGCTTAAAATGATTTCAGATCAGAATTTAATATTACTTGTGGCCGTGGCCGTGGTGTTGTTTGCCATGCTGGTGTTTCTTTTTATTCTAATAACTAACCAGCGAGCCGAGCGGAAATATAATAGGATTGAAAAGGCGGATCTCCAGGACGTTATCAACGAGCTAATGGATCGGTTTATGGCTAAGGACTTTCACGAGTATTCGGTCGGGCGTCATATTCAGCAACCAACGGACGCCGAGGAGCTTGAGAAGATTCTGGACGTTACCGACGAAGACCGCCGGGCGGCGGACGGGATCCCCGTAAATTAAAAGGCGTTGCAATAGCAATGGTTGGCGTTGCAATAGCAATGTGAGGAAGGTTAAAATATGAAGCCTAAAGCGAAGATTAAAATGGATGACGATAAGATCAAAGAGATCATGCGGACGGACTTTGAGATCGAAAATAATATGTCGATGCAGATCTTACACCGGATTTGGTTTCGGAATATCCTGTATTATATGGGCGAACAGTGGTTCGAGTGGGCAAAGAGCGAATTAACCTTTCGCCGTATCATGCCCAACGTCCATACGCCGACACCTGTTTCAAATATGATCCGCGATTTTGTCAGATCCATGAAAGCCCTGATCTTAAATAAGGATTTTGTCATTAAGATTTGGCCGAATTCCAACGACCAGGACGATATCGAGGCGAGCGAAATGGGCGAAAACTTCCTCCGGTGGCTGGAGGCCTCTAATGACGAGGTCCACCTGGACGAGCGCGAGATCGAAACTATCTGGATGGTTCTTTGCGGGACCGCTTTCGATCGCACGTTCCCAGTGTTGTTAAACGGCGACTGGGCAATCGATAACACCGGCAGCCCGATAACCAAGGGCGATATCATATCCGAAAGCGTGAGCCCTTTTAATATGGTTGTCGACGCCTACGGGCGCACGATGAGACAAAAGCGGCGCGTCGGGATCAAGGGACTAAAGCCCAGGGAATGGGTCGAGGATACCTTTCAAGTCAAGCTAAACACGAGCGACGGTGACGAGGGCCCGGCGGTCAATTACGAGCGGCGTTTATCGCGCCTGGTGGCCAATGTGAGCCCATGGAAGGGCGACGGGCTTGACAGAACGGAGCCCGATGCAGACGAGGACCTGGTCATCTTTAAGGAAATGGAATTTAAGCCCACCAAAGAGTACCCGCAAGGCCTTTATGTTGGCTTCGTCGGATCCCAACAGTGTTTTAAGCACGAGCGCCTCCCAATTCCAGTCAGCAAAGAGGGTGATTGGCATTATACCTTTACCGATATGCACTATCATTTTGTGCCTGGCCGCTATTGGAGCGACGGCGGGGTTAACGATTTGATATCCCCACAAAACACGGTTAACCAGATCGACCAGGACCTCGAGATCAACCGCAAGGGTGTTGGCCGGCCGATAGTTATGATGCCGACCGACGTTAATATGAAAAAGCTATCCAGGTTCGGCCAGTCTCTTTTGGTGCTCCAGTACGATAGTTTTCTATCCGGCGGCCAGCGGCCCACGATTGAAAGAGGAACGTCTTTGCCCGGCCAGGTGTTAGACGAGCGCGAGATCCATCGGATGGTTAGCCAAGATGTGGCCGGCGATCCGAAAAACGTCCTGCGCGGCAACACGCCAAGCACCCAGGCCTCGGGGATCATGGTTGATATCTTAAGGGACGCGGCCGAGCAAGGCCATCTTCCAGATGTGGAGCGCTTTTATCGGTCCCAAAAGCGGATTAAGCGCAAACAACTGATTCTCGCCCAGGAAGTTTACACCGAGGAACGCATGATAAAGATTCCGGACGAGGGCGGCGGAGCCAAGGTGACGGCTTTCAAGGGTGCGGATTTACGCAATAATACCGATATACGCTTAGAGCTTGCCAGCGGTGTTGCTTCCACGCGTGCCGGCCAAACCCAAATGCTTTTAAACCTGACCGAGGGCGGCTTTTTCTCCGCGGAGTCCGACCTGGATCCGGAGTATCGCCAGGATATTTTAAAGCGAATGGGACTGACCGGGTTTAAAGATAAGCGCAATATCGATATGGAACGCGCCCAGGCGGAAAACCAAATACTTACAAATATACAAGTCGAGGATATGGAGATTGCTGTGATCGAAACGCCTCCGCAAGAAGAAGGCGGCGAGCCCGGGCTTATGGAAATACCAATCGTCCGGGGCCTGTTTTTATCGATAGGCGAGGGCATGGATGCGATCGTTATCAGCGAGGACCCGCTGTTTAAATATGATAATCACGGCGTACATTACGAGATCCACCGCCGGTATCTGTTATCTAATGAATTTAGGCATTTAGATCCGGAGCTCCAGGCGGCGGCCATTAAACATACCGACCTGCATAAAGAGATTATCGACCTGCAAGCGGCTGAGGCGATGCAAAAAGAAGCGGTGATCGCCGGCGAGGCGGAAAAGACAAACCGGCAAACCGCGGCGCTGGATGCTGAGGAAATTGCGGCAGCTGAGGGCCAGGCCGGGCCATAAAATAAATTTGACTTGAAACCTTATATTAGGCACAATTAAGGGGAGATTATGAAATTAACATCATTAAAGCTGAAACCGAAAAGCAGGTTGCGCGAAACCATGGGCCAGCCGATGGTGGAGGACTATCCGGAAGATGACGGGCCGATGTACCCATGGGGCACAGAGCTCAACCTGGAAACCGAATCAATCGACAAGCTGGGCATTGATATCGAAAACGTCCAGGCTGGCGATACAGTTCATATCGTCGCTAAAGCTGAAATTACCTCGGTGAGTGTAAGACAGTCCTCGAGTAAGCGGCATGGCGATGAAGGCCTCAATAAGTCTTTGTCCCTCCAGTTGACAGCTATGCAATTAGGGGGCTCAAAGGATTCCTTAGACTAACTTTTTAACTGCCATTCATATCAAGAGGGCATGCCCTTTTAATGTGAAACAGGAGGTAAGCATGGTTATTGATGACCAGACCCAGGTTGATTTGGACGACGACAAGGGCGGCGACGATACCGATATCGACAATGA